CACTGGTCGAGGGGCGGAGGGGTCACCCCTCCTCCGCCCCACATGGCGGAGGACTCGCATGGGATTCGTCGAGAAGACTTTTCTCATCGGCGGCGGAATCAAGGACGGCGCGGGCGGCCAGCTCTACGGGACCGGCGCGCCGTATATCGCCCTCGGGGTGCAGCCGATCGGGCAGGACGTGATCGGGCCTTGGATCAACGATCCGGCCCGCTACGACTACGTCACCATCCTGTTTCGCTGCACCGTCATGCCCGCGGGCGAGTCGGCGACCCTCCTCTGGCAGATCAACGAGGGCACGAGCGCGAATTGGGTTTTCACCCTCGCGACCGGGACGAACCTCACCACGGCCGGGAACTACTCACTCATCGTGCCGCCGCCCATCGGCCATACGGGAAGGGCCTACGTGCAGAGCACGGGAGCGAAGGCCGCGGCGATGACCTTCGGCGTCTCGCTCGAGTTCAAGCGGGTAGGCCAGTAGGCCATGCCGCTCGGCGTGAAGCTGACGCTCGATCGTGCGAGCGACACGCTCGTCGCCAAGTACAGCCAGCCTGACGACGAGATCCGCACGATCCTCAGGTGGAACCGCGAGTACGCGGCCGACCTCGGGGACACGAGGTTGAACGGTAAGGCGCGTGACCTCCGTCTCGTGGCCCGCATCCCCGAAGTCGCCTTCCAGGCCATCTTGGTCGAGCACGGCATCACGATGCGCGAGCTGCTGCTCGATCTGAAGCACGGCTCGGGCTCTCTCATGCACCGGCTGTTGAACGACCACGCGATGCTCGCCTGGCGCACCTGGCATGGGAGGATCTAGGTGCCCTTCGGCAACTTCACGCAGCTGGTGGCCGCGATCGCGAACTGGATCTCACGCGAAGGCCTGAACGATCCGATCGCCTCGCACATTCCCGACTGGGTGGTGCTGTTCGAGAACCGCGCGAACACGGAGATCCGCTCGCGCTACGCCATCGTGAACACGACGCTCATCGCCAACCCCGCGGCCACCAACCCGCAGCTGATCCCGCTGCCCCCCGATTACAATGGCCTCGTGGCGGCGTGGAACGCGGGGCAGCCCGTCACCCAGCCAACCTCGGTCGCGACAGGCTTCCTCTACCCGTTGGGAATCAAGAGCCCCATCCAGCAGGTGAACGACAGCAACTTCTACGGCGTCGGCATGCCTTGGAACTACTCGATCGTGGGCAACAACCTGGTGCTCGGAAAGATCCCCGACGCGGCCTATGTCTTCGGCTTCTCCTACTACGCCGAGCTCCAGTCGTTGACCGACCCGAACAATACGAGCGGCACCAACTGGCTGCTGCAGCGCTATCCCGCGATCTATCTCTACGGCTCGCTCTCCGCCTCGGCTCCCTATTTGGGCGAGGACCAGCGCGACTCCTGGGAGTCCCGCTACCAAGGCGCACTCCGCGTCTCGATGCTGAACGAGGCCTTCGAGCGCTACTCCGGCCAGCAGCCGGCCGTGCGGGCGATGTGAGATGGACGTCGAGCTGGGCCAGTGGGCCCCCGACCAGATTGCCCCCATCATGGCCCCGCTCTTGCTCCAAGCCGTCGGCGTCTATCCCAGGATCCGCGGCTACTCGCCCTACCGGCAGTTCATGCAGCAGTCGTCGCTCGGCTCGCTGGCCTCGACCTGCATCGGCGCGGTCTCCGGGGCCAGCATGGCGGGCAGCCCGTTCAGCTTCGCCGCCGACTCGGGCCACCTCTACGGCTACGTGGGCGCGGGCCCCTTGGCCTCGCTCTACGCGATCGCGCCGGGAGCCACCTCGAGAGCTGTCTATGCCCGCTGGGAGGACCTCGTCTTCGAGACTCACGGAGACGACCCGGTCATCAGCGTCAACGTCGGCACCGTCGGAGGGCCGATCGGCATGCCCGCCGTGCTCTCGCCAGACGCCTCGAAATGCCGGGCGATGTGCGTGGTGATGCGCTTCCTCGTGCTGGGCAACATCGTCGGCCAGGGCGCAAACGCAGCCATCGGCACGGTGCCCGACGGGCTCCACTGGTCGTCCTATACCGATCCGACGTCGTGGCCTCAGGTCGGCACCTTGGCGGCGCGCAGCGTGCTCTCCGATATGCAGCCGCTGAAGGGCGAGTACGGGAAGGTCCAGGCGCTCTTCGGCGGACGCGACTTCGGCACCGTCTTGCAGGAGCGCTGCGTGGTCCGCATGCAGTACTCGGGCTACGACACGGTTTTCGACTTCTTCCCCGTCGACACCACCCGCGGCTGCCTCATCCCCGGCAGCACGATCGACTACGGGAACCTGCAGTTCTGGCTGTCGAATGACGGCTTCGTTCGCTTTGACGGCCAGCAGGTGACACCGATCGGCTTCGAGCGCATCGACAAGTGGGTGATGGCCGACATCGACCGCCAGTGGTCACACCGCTGGTTCACGGGCACCGATCTCTCCTGCGGACTCGCCGCCTGGCTTTACCCAGGCCAGGGCAACGTGGCCGGCATCGGCAACCGGCTCCTGCTCTATAACTGGAAGCTCGACAAGTGGACGCTCATCAACGTGAACCTCGAGGCCCTGATCTCGCTCGTGCCGCCGGGGCTCTCGCTCGACCAGATGACGGGCTCGCTCGATGACCCGGCGATCACGAACCTCGACACCTGGGGCCAGAGCACGCTCCAGTACCCGCCGCAGCTCGCAGGCTTCGATCCGACGCACACGCCGGGCATCTTCAACGGGTCACCCACGCCGGGGTTGCTTGAGACCGGGCTTGCAGAGCCTGCGCCGGGCTTCCTTGCGACGGTTCACGGCCTGCGCCCCGTGCTCTCGGGTGCGGACGGCACGGCGACGATCGCGATCGCCAGTCTGGGCAAGGTCTCGCCGCTGATCGACGGCGCCTACGGCGTTGCCTCCGGACCCAATGGAGCGGGCATGTGCGGCCAGCGCACGACCGGCCGCTACGTCCAGGCCAAGATCCAGACCGGCGGCAACTTCGGGATTCTGGTCGGCCTCGACGTCATGACCCAGCAGAGGGGAACGCGCTGATGCCCACGAACCCTCTCGGCCCCACGAATCCCACGCCCAGCGTGCCCGTGCCGCTCGGGACGCCCTGGTCGGATCGGGTTGCGCAGGAGAGCGCGATTCGGAACGCCGCGGCGATCAACAAGCTCTTGAAGGGCAAGCACAACGCGGGCGGCCGCTCCTTCACGCTGGGCTCCGGCTCCGGCGTCCGCTCGACCACCTTTCAGGATGAGCTGGTGAACCCGAACTCCCAGATCTCCTTTCATCCGATCACACAGGACGCGGCGCAGGAGCAGATCTGGATCATCTGCGGCATCGGACAGTTCACCGTCTACCACACAGCAGACGTAGGACCGATCAATGACCGCACCTACCAGTACAGCGTCCACGGCTAGCGCTGCGAAGCGGGCCGCGAAGCGCGCCGAGCGCGACCAGGCCGTCGTGCTCTCGAATGGCGATACGGAGCTCGTGGCGGTGCCCCAGTCCCAGGTCTGGATGGTCTCGGCGGCGGTCTGGGCCATGCTGGAGCCCGCCTTGGCCCGGAGCCGCGGCATGACCACGCTTGGGCAGCTGAAGCAGGAGTGCGGCTCGGGCAAGGGGCAGCTTTGGTTCGTGATGGCCGATCGCACGCAGGTGCTTGCCGTCGCAGTGACCGAGATCCTGCAATACCCCGCCAAACGGATGTTCTCCGTGGCCTGGTGCGCAGGCACGCAGATGCGGCGCTGGCTCGCGTACTTCGAGGTCTTCATTGACTTGGCGAAGAGCCAGGACTGCGACGGCATCGAGATTCATGGGAGACGCGGCTGGGAGCGGGCGCTCAAGAGATGGGGAATGCGTTTCGACCGGCAGGTCGTCTCCCACCACTTCATGAGGTAGGCCATGGGCAGCACGACCACGAACCAGACGCAGCAGACGGGGCCCCCGTCCATGTTCCTGCCGTTCACGGCCGCCACGACGCAGGCGGCGACGCAGCAGTACGGCATGTACTCGCGGCCGCTGCCCTTCTCGACCGTGGTGCCCTTCTCGCCCGAAACGCTCGCGGCGCAAGGCATGGCGACGGGCTACGCGGGACCGGGCGGCGCGGGCTCGACGCTCACGGGCGCGGGCACCGACTACATCACCCGCGAGCTCCAGGGCGGGAACCTGCCGACGTGGATGGCGCCGGGAGCTGCGGGG